GAGAAATATTCTTCTGATGTGTATCCTCATGATCGTGTTGTTTTACGTGGTTCTAAGTTTAAGCCTCCTGCTGCTTATGATCGGTGGTTAGAGATGACCGATCCCTCCCTATTTACACAATTGAAAAATTTGCGTAAGATGTCTGCTAGAAAAAAAGAGAGTGATAACACTCCAGATCGTTTGCGTGTAAAAGAGCAAGTTAAGCTTGCTCAAATATCTTCCCTTAAAAGAGGTTTATTATGATAATTAATATGTATTCTATTCTAGATAATAAGGCTGAGGCTTTTCTTCCTCCTTTCTTTATGCAAAATGATGGTTTAGCTCGTCGAGCTATTGTTGATTGTATTCGTGATCCAAAACATCGTTTTTCTTCTCATCCTCGTGATTATATACTTTTCTCTATTGGGATTTTTGATGATCTTACTGGTGAAATTAAGTCCGATTTAAGGGAAATTGTTCATGTTATTTCCCTTGTTGATGCTGATAGAGCTAATTCTCAGCTATTGCAACCTGAGCAAGCTGATTTTCTTTCTACCTCTGACGATAGCACGCCAGTTGGTTAACTGGGGAGCCTGATTGGCTCCCCTTTTTTTTTGGAGTTTTATTATGAAAAATATGCCTAGTGTCATGTCTCATTCTTTCAGCCAAGTTCCTGCTGCTGATATTCAACGGTCTTCTTTTGATCGTTCTTGTGGTCTTAAAACTGCTTTTGATAGTGGTTATTTAGTTCCTATCTTTGTTGATGAAGCTTTACCCGGTGATAGCTTTAATCTTTCTACTTCTATTTTTGGTCGTTTATCTACTCCTTTGCATCCTTTTATGGATAATTTGTTTTTTGATACTCAATATTTTGCTGTCCCTATTCGGTTACTTTGGGACAATTGGGAGAAATTTAATGGTGCTCAAACTGATCCGGGTGATAGTACCGATTTTGTTGTTCCTACTATTACTTCCACTGCTTCTACTGGTTATTCTGTCTCTTCTATTCATGATTATCTAGGTATTCCTATTAATGTTCCTGATCTTGAACATTCTGCTCTTTGGCATCGTGCTTATAATTTGATCTATAATGAATGGTATCGTGATCAAAATTTGCAAGATAGTGTTACTGTTAATACTGGTGATGGTCCTGATCTACCTACTGATTACACTCTTCTTCGTCGTGGAAAGCGTCATGATTATTTTACTAGCTCCTTACCTTGGCCTCAAAAAGGGCCCGCCGTCGACCTTCCTCTTGGTGACTCTGCTCCTATTACAGGGTTTGGTTCCGTCGCTGGTGGTTCTTTTCCTGTAACTAGTGTTTCTGTTTATGAAACTGATGGTTCTGGTTCTACTGTTTATGCTAATGCGATGCGTACTTCTGATGTTAATCAATCTTTTATTGAAGAAGATCCCAATAATTCTGGTTTTCCTAATATTCGTGCTGATTTATCTCAGGCTACTGCTGCTACTATTAATCAACTTCGTGAGGCTTTTCAGGTTCAACGTTTGTATGAACGTGATGCTCGCGGTGGTTCTCGTTACATTGAGACTATTAAGGCTCATTTTGGTGTAACTTCACCAGATGCTCGTTTACAACGTCCTGAGTATCTTGGTGGTGGTTCTTCTCCTATTAATATTAATCCTATTGCTCAAACTTCTTCTACTGATGCTACTACGCCTCAGGGTAATTTATCTGCTTTTGGTACATTCTCACAATCTGGTCATGGTTTTACTAAATCTTTTACTGAACATTGTGTTATTATTGGTCTTGCTTCTGTTCGTGCTGATTTGAATTATCAGCAAGGTTTACTTCGTATGTTTTCTCGTTCTACTCGTTTTGATTTCTATTGGCCTGCTTTGGCTCATCTTGGTGAGCAAGCTGTTCTTAATAAAGAGATTTTTGCTCGTGGTTCTTTTGGTGGTGGCACTGATGATGATGCTGTTTTTGGTTATCAGGAACGCTCTGCTGAATATCGTTATAAGCCTTCTATGATTACTGGAGTTATGCGTTCTGATGCTGCTACTTCTTTAGATACTTGGCATCTTGCTCAAGATTTTGGTGATCCTTCTGCTGATAGTCCTCCTGTTCTTAATGTGGATTTTATTCAAGAAAATCCTCCTGTTTCTCGTGTTGTTGCTGTTAATACTGAACCTCAATTCCTTTTAGATAGTTATTTTAAACTTCGTTGCGCTCGGCCTATGCCAGTCTATTCTGTTCCTGGTCTTATTGATCATTTCTAGGAGGTTTTATTATGTCTGGTTGGGCCGCAGCTGCTCAAGCTGCTTCTTCTCTTGCTGGTTCTTATTTACAATATAAAGGTCAGAAAAAGACTAATGCTGCCAATCGTGAAATGGTTGCGATGGCTAATGCTTTTACTGAGCGTATGTCTAATTCTGCTTATCAGCGTGCTATGGCTGATATGAAAAAGGCTGGTCTTAATCCTATTCTTGCTTATCAGCAAGGCGGTGCTCAAACTCCTCAATCTGCTATGCTTTCTATGCAAAATCCTTATGCTGGTATGGCTCATTCTCTTGGTTCTGCTGCTTCTTCTGCTTTTGATGTTTATTCTTCTATGTCTAAACTTCCTCCTGAAGTTGATAAAATTAAATCTGAGATTGGTAAAATTAAATCTGAAACTTGGCGTACTCAATTACAATCTCTTCTTGTTGATGCCCAAGAGAGTAAAACTACTCAAGAAATTAAAGAGGTTATTGCTCGCACTCGTATTCTGGAAGAGAATTTTAATGAGGCTCAAGCTACTGGTGAACTTTATCGTGATCTAAATCAATCTGAACTTGATAGTGTTGCTAAAGGTATTCTTTTACTTAAGGAGTTATTTAAATGAGTTTTTATCCCCCTAATTATAATCCTAAAAAACGTGTTCGTTATATTTTTAAATCCAAAAAACCTTCTTTGACTGTTCAATCAGAAAAAGATTTTTGTGATGTTAATCATATAATGTCTCGTTATCATCGTGATGGTATTATTGAACATGTTCGTACTGTTAAAGGTCGTTATGGTGATTTTACTGAGGTTACTGATTATCAAACTGCTTTGAATGTTGTTCATGATGCATCTGATATGTTTATGTCTTTGCCTTCTTCTATTCGTTCGAAATTTGATAATGATCCTCATTTGTTCTTAGAATTTGCTACTAATCCTGATAATTTGGATGAACTTCGTGATCTTGGTCTTGCTCCTAAAAAATCAGCCCTTCCGGCTGTGGAGGATAGCCCAGCAGAGGGTTCGTCAGAACCCGTTGAGGCAGCTGAAAGCTGACCTCTGCCAAGCCCCTGGGACAGTTACTTCTTGATGTAACTGTCCCGACTGACAGTTATGTCAGTCTTAACTCTAGTGAAAGGTTAAATTTATGCGTAGAAAATTTAAGATGAAACGTAAGAGTTCTAAGAAGCTGTTTAGGAAAACTGCTTCTCGCACCCATAAACGTAATATTAATCCGCGTCCTATGCGCGGTGGTATTAGATTGTAATATGTTATGGCGTGCTATTATCCTTTAGAGGGTTGGCGCTCTGCTGAAAAAAATAAAAATGGCAAGCGTCCAATCGTCTTTGACTATTCTAAGGCTATGAAAGATATGCCTGTGAAAGTCCCATGTGGTCAGTGTGTAGGTTGTCGTTTAGAACGGTCTAGGCAATGGGCTGTTCGTTGTGTTCATGAAGCTTCTCTACATTCTGAAAATTGTTTTCTTACTCTCACTTATGATGATGATCATATTCCTTCTGATGGTTCTCTTTGTATGAAGCATTTCCAAGATTTTATGAAACGTTTACGTTTCAATTCTGGGATTAAAATGCGTTATTTTCATTGCGGTGAATATGGTGATACTACTCAACGTCCTCATTATCATGCTTGTATATTTGGTTATTCACCTTCTGATAAGAAGTTATGGCGTCGATCGCGTGATAATCCTTTGTTTATTTCTGAATTTTTGGAAAAAACTTGGGGTCATGGTTATGTTGTTATAGGTAATGTTACTTTTGAGAGTGCTGCTTATGTTGCACGATATATTATGAAAAAGATTACTGGTGATATGGCTCAAGAGTATTATTCTGATATTGATCCTCAAACTGGTGAAGTTCTTAATACTCGTCTTCCTGAATATACTACTATGTCTCGTCGTCCCGGTATTGGTATCGGTTGGTTAGAGAAATATTCTTCTGATGTGTATCCTCATGATCGTGTTGTTTTACGTGGTTCTAAGTTTAAGCCTCCTGCTGCTTATGATCGGTGGTTAGAGATGACC